CCCGCCGCGACTCGGTTCCGTCAGCCAGGAGGTTCCGCTCCACCTTCGTCGTGATAAACCTGGCGCCGGGCGGCTCAACCCAGGAGGCCCCGTTGTCGGACGTGTACTCGACAGCAAGCTCGATCTCCCCGTCGAGCAGGTCGCCCCGCACACCCCCGGCCACCGGGTAGGACACGGTCAGGGTCGGCTCCTCGTTCAAAGGCGACGTGAGCGTCATCTCCAGGACGTCCGGCATAGGGCCGACACGGCCACCGTCCGGCCAGTAGGCAACCAGCCGCAGCCCGAAACCCGAGGCAGTGGCCACTGTCAGTAGCACCTCCCCGCACGGATCCGGATCGCGGAGCCGCCAGAGGCGGATACCTTGAACGTGCCGCTGCTGTCGGGGGTGATCGCCCACCCGTACGGCGGGATCGACAGGGATCCGGACCAGTCCTTCCCGGTCGTGCCGAAATCAGTGTTCGTGAATGTTGCCGTATAGGCGGACGTGTCGATCACCAGGTGCGAGTAGCCTGCCTGCACCGTCCCGTTCCACGACACGGTGCCGCCCGAGGCCACATCCTGGACAGTGATCACGCCGGTCGGGGACGTCACGTCAATCAGGGCCCCAGTCACAGGCAGAGGAGACCCCTTCAGGGCGGACAGGTCCGAGGCGGCCATCGTCGCCGGCTGCTCGTCACGCCACACGCCCTCAACACCCTCGAACACCAAGGACGCTTCCAGCATGTTCTCATGGTAGTAGAAGGTAGGCTCCACGCTGCCGGTCAGGCGTACCAGGGCCTGCCTCCCCACACCCCCCGGAGGCCGGTGCTGCATCATCACAGGGGAGCCGACACGGCCCGTACGCCCCATGAGGGCGTGCCAGTTCCTGTCCAGGCCGCCGCGCCCCTGCCCGCTGTCCTGCACCACGATCTTCACGGTCACCTGGAACGGGTCAACAGTCCTTGTTGGCAGAGGCAGCACACCCGACCGGTACGGGACAGTCACCGACGGGGTCCTGGCCGCCGACACCGTCGGCAGCAGCGTCTCAGACGTCACGAACCAGCGTCCCGCCGGGTCATCCAGGGGGACACCACCAATGTAGTACTCCGACGCCACCACTGTCACCTCAGGTAGGGGCGCGCCCGCACCTGAGCCCCCGCACCGGAGAACCCGATATTCCCATCGCCGCCGGGCAGGAGCATCCACTCGTCCTCCAGCACGAGGCCCGCGCTGGCGTCCACGCCGTCACGGAAGTCGAACGGCGTAGGCGACAGGAACGCCAGCCTCCTGGCCGTGTCGATGTTCAGGTTCGCGTACCCGCGCGGGTCCCCGAACCAGTAGAGGTAGCGCCCGCTCCCCCAGTCACCCAGGGACACGCCGGACTTGAAGGTGGTGAAGCAGATGAGCGCCTCCGTGATCGGCCTGGTCGAGCCAGCGAACTTGCCGCCCCCAGCCTCCTCGGTCCTAGCGGCCGACGCACGCATCCCGTAGTCATCCACAGTGAAGCCCGCCAGGACGAGCGTCTGCCCGGAGCCGGTCGGGCCGAGAACCCGAACGCGGTCAAGGTGGGCGGGAGCATCCACAGCCTCCTTACCCACCTTCGTGCCGAGAGTGACACCGCCCCGCATCGGGGACAGGAACCTCTGAAGCCGCCACCACTCCTCGTCGCTCTCCCCGACACCACCGTTCACGGCAAGAATGGTCCTCTGCTCCGGTGGCGAGTAGTTCCAGGGGGAGGTGACGACTGTGGACTGCTTCCCGGGCAGCAGGTGCGACAGGTACTCGCCGACACTGGTTGCCGCCTGATACGTCTCAGAGATGACGGCCCAGCCCGGCGCCCCCTCGTCGAGGGTCTTCCCGTTGAACGTGTACTCAGCCATTACGGCTCCTCTCTCACAGGGCCGCGGCCAGGCGGATGCCGGACGCCACCTTGTCTCGGATACTTGAGTCGGACTCCTGCACAGGATTGTACTGGTTGATCGTCACAGACGCCCCGCTCTTCGCGAACCCGCCACCATCCACCTCATGGTTGACGGTTATGTCACCGATACGGCCCGTCAGGCCACGCAGAGACGCCTTCACAGACGGCTCCTCCTCCTCGATACCGGTCACCAGGCCCTTGATCAGAAGGCGGCCCGCCGGCCGCAGGATACGCCGATCCACAGGGGCCGGCCCCTTCCAACGGGGCAGCATCCTCGTTAAACCACCCAGAGTGGAAGACACCCGCCCGAACATGCCGCGGATACCGTTGATGAACCCGCTGATCAGGTTACGGCCGGCCTGGATCAGCCACTGGCCGGCATTGGAGAAGAACCGCCTGACCATGTCAGGGAAGTTCCTGATCAGGTTGATCGCACCGGTCACGCCCATCCGGATGGCGTTCAGAGTGAACGTCCACCCGGTGCGGGCGATCGACGCGACAACCTGCCACAGCGTCGTCATGATCGTCCACACTATCGTGCTGAACCACTGGAACAGGCCAACCACGATATGGACGCCACCACTGATGATCCCGGAGATGAGCGACCACACGCCGGAGGTGATGTTCTGGATACCCTCCCACACCTCAGACCAGTCGCCGTGAAGAATACCGAGGAACACCTGCAAGTTACCCTGGATGATCTGGAGGGCGCCGGTCACGATACCCTTGATGATCTCCCAGACACCAATCACGATGTCCTTCATGCCGTTCCACAGGCCGTTCCAGATCGGCTCCAGCCACTCGACCATGGCGTCGATCGACTGGAACATGGGCAGACCGAACTCCTGCCAGAACTGGCTGATCGCTTCCCAACAGCCGGAGAACGCGGGCACTAGCTCGTTGTTTACCCAGTCGGTCACGGCGGTCACGGCCTCCCCGATGGCGTTCCTGACCTGCCCCCAGTGGCGGGTGACAGCGTCACGGAATATCTCACTGTTCGTCCACAGAAGCACGAACACGGCCACGAGAGCCATGATGGCGGCGATCACGAGGGCGGCCGGCCCGATGACCCCGAGCAGGGCCGCCCCGAGGCCCTCCACGCTCGTCAGGATCGGCACCAGGGTCGAGGCCAGGGACAGCAGGCCCGGCAGCATCCCCAGGACCGCATGGAAACCGAGGAACGCGACCACCAGACCTGTCACAAGACCGGGAGACTCCGTAAGCTTGTTGATAAGCGGGATCAGGAAATCATCAATCAGCTTCGTGATGAACGGGGAAAGCTTCTCAATAGCGGCCACCAGCCAGTCACCCAGAGCAGTAGCCAAGGGCGCGAGCGCCTCCAGCAGGCGCGACACCGGCGGCCCAAGCTTCTCAAACGCCTTCGCCAGAACCTTCCCCACCGTGCCGGCCAGGGCCCCACCCAGCGTCAGGATCGACCCCAGCAACTGACTCACCTGCGGGGCAGCCCCCTGCAACGACGTCAGCCCCTTGTTCAGGCCGGCGAAGAAGTTCGCAACACCGGTCCCGAACTCGCGGCTCCCGAGGACCTTCGCCAGGAACTGCCAGGCGTTCCCCGCGGCAATCGACCCGTCAACCATGGACTTCCTCAACGTCCACGAGAAGGCGACAACGTCGTCACTGGACCTCCGCAGCGCCTCGGTCAGGGCGTTCATACCGCCCGCGGCGCCCGCGAAGATGTTCGCCAGGATCGTCTGACCCTTGATACTGTTGAGGGCCTTCGCGAACCCGTTGATGCTCTTCTCAGCCCGCTCGATCGTGTACCCGCCCTTGTCGGCGGCCCTGAACACGCCGGCGATCGCGGACCCCAGGTCACGCATGATGCGGCCGGCACGGC